GCGCCGCAGATCGCCGCGCGCCTCGCGGCTCAGAATGCTCGGGAGCAAGCTGAGCAAAAAAGAGTGAATACTCCTGGTGCTTCCAGCGCCCTTACTGAAGCCGCCACCGTCGCATTACCAACGGGTGCAGCAGCCGCAGCAGCCGAAAAAGAAGCAGAAGCCAAAAAAGCAGCAGACGACAAAGCAGCAGCAGACGCCGCAGCAGACGCTTATGAAAGTAAAAAATACACGATGACTATAGAACGAATAAAACAAAAAATAAAAATATTCTCTACTCCACCAACTACAACAACAGACCGTACAAAATTATGGGGGTTGTTTACAACAAACAGAGAATCATTAAAAAAATACCAAGACAAAATCAAAAAATTTTATAATAAATTAGAAAGTATATACAAAAAATATAACAATAACTTAAAAAATAATATAGTAAATTTCAACCCGCATCTTCAAGGCAGTATGAAACCCCAGGACGCCGCCAGAGAAATCTACACCTTCATAAATTCCGAGAGCAAACCCCCACCGGAAAAAGAAGACGTTGAACAAATGGTGAAGGATTTAAACAGGAGTAGCGATACGTTTACAAATTCATTAACAACGGTCATAGATAATTCGAAAAACTTATTCGAAAATTTTTCGAAACCATTGTTAATAATATATACAAAATTTATGTATGACGTATTAACAGACGAAGATGGAAATATAAAACACATGCCTGTTCTAAGCACCCAAACACCTGAAGAGCAAAAAAAAAGTCGAAAAGAATATTCATTATTATATTGGGCACAGTCAGATATAAATATTTTTAGATATGTAATGGATGGATTATTTTTGTTGTATAAAAATGATGAAATACATAAACCAGATATATTTGATATAATCGTTACGATTCATATATTATATAATTGCGAATATGGGTCAGAATTCAGAGGGGCACTGAATAATCCACTACCATCTATGTTAGCGTATAAACGAGTAAGATATTATTGTGATAGACTATATCCTGAAATATTCGACATATTAGATATGAGTGAAATGATAGAAGTAGCAAATATCCCCGAAATATTAGCCGAACCACGCCAAGACTTAAAAACACAAATTAAAAAAATAAATTTAGACGCAGTAACAACAATTAAACAGTGCGAGACTGTATCTTGTCCGCGACCCCCCAAAGTACTCGAAAAAGGCTGGAAAAGGAGTGTCCACCCAGAATCAATGAAACTATTAAAACATCATATGGGATATTTTAAATTATTTAAAAATTACTATTGGAGCTTGTTTCATTCAGAAACATTCGGAATGACTGAAAATTATATTCCTTTAATGTTTACAGATTATAAAATAACAATAAAAGATAAAAAAAAAGAAAGTAAACAAGAAAAAAGAATATTTCAACCCGGATTAAGCTGGTTTAAACACTTACTGGAAAGAGGTTCAAATGCTTATTATTGGTTATATACCTCATTATTGATAGCATTGAAAGAAGAATTTATTGACAAGTGTGGTGAAATAACTTGCGACGATCAACCATATTATGGAAGTGACATAATGACAAATATTTTAAACACGTTAACGTGTGAAATAAATGCGAATGGGCAAATAGATACAAAGGGAAAAAATTATACAAATATAACACAGTTTATACCTAGAGCAATAGAAATATATGAAGAAATGAATAAAAGCGGTAGAATGGACGCTATGGAAAAAGAAGCGGAAAGTAAATTAGAGAAAAATAAACCATATAAAATAACATCACATGGAAAACGGTATTACACAAGAGTTCCAGATTTTGATGATGAATTAATAATGAAACGTCATGAAATTAAAAGAAAATTGGTAGATTTATTAATTAAAAGCGGACAAAAAAAGACTCCACCACTTGAACTATATAAAACAGTATTCAACGCAGGATTAAACAATATATTAATTCCAATAGGAGTCCCACGAAACCAAACAAGAGCTATAAAAACCAAAATCCCTTTAAGAAAAACGAAAGAAAAGAAAAGTAAATCAACAAATATAACATTTTGTAGTTTCAGTGAATCAGAATTAATAGAATCATATTATATCAAAAAATTTGGAACTTCTGTGGGAGAATCAGAATTAAAAACCCTAAAACGAAAAACAAAAAGATGTAGAAAGAAAAGGAGAGTAAATAAAGTTTCACGTAAAAAGCAAATAGACAAGCAAATAAAAAAATTAGAAAATAAGAAGACAAAAGAAAGCGAAAGAATCACCAAGATTGCGACCCAAGAAAAAGAAGACGAAAAATACAAACAACAAATAAAAAAGCAAGAAAAACAAGACACATCAAATAAAAGCGTAAAACCAAAAAATAAAAGCGTAAAACCAAAAAATAAAGGGACTAGTACTTTCGGCAGAACCGGGCGGGGACGTGCCGTTATTGAAATGGCGGCAGCAATCACAAAAAGCCTGAGATGAGTAGACTAGCAAACTTACTTCAACATATTATTTAATAAAAAAAATAAAACGAAAAAAAAAGAAAGATAAATTAAAACGCCAACAATCTTGACAAATAAAGAATAATCTATAGATTTAATATAAAGCTTTCCTAATCTCATACCAACTTCTTCAAAATCATTTTTAAAGAATACCATTAATAATATTAAACAATAATTAACGTTTAATATTATTAAATAAATAAAAATTGAATACACTGAATATATTATTGGTTAAATTAATAATGCCCAATATAGCTTTGATTTCAAATATGAACTATCGTAGGCGATTTAATTCAATGAGTAAAGAATCATTTACTGAGACGGACATGATAGAATCTACTGCGAATAACGACGACATACCAACTGTTGTATATACCATAAAACTATTTATATTAGCTTACTTTTCAATGATAGCAATAGACATTATGATTAATATAGTATATTTAATAATATATTTGAATGATAAATCAAGAATGGAAAAAAATAAAGAACCAAATTCACCAGATATGACGCCACCGACGCCACCAGCATCACCAGCATCACCAGCATCACCAAATACAACAAGACCGGTTACCCGTTCAATGTCCACAAGACGCCGTAAAAAAGGGCTAAATTTATTTAGTTAAACTCAAAAAATATTTAATAAAAAATATTAATTATAATATAATATTTTTTATTAAATATTTTTTATTAAATATTTTTTATTAAATATTTTTTATTAAATATTTTTTATTCAATTATCTGCCAGTTGAACCAAACCCCCCAGCACCACGGGAAGTAATTGGTAGCCGGTCAACCAAACAAACATAGAACGGGGAAAGGTCAGGCTTACAAATTTGAAAATATCTACTGTTAGAATCCAGCATATGTGTGGAAACTTCTCTTTGAAACCCACTGTTAAGTTGTCCGGCGAGAACATCAACGGCAGCAGCTAGCTCACCGCGATACCCACTATCAATAATACCCGTTGAATTAGCTAGACGAATAGCTTTCTTGTAAATAGAACTGCGTGGGTGAAGACAATATGGTTGTGGAATGGCATGGCAGCGTGTTCCATCTAAAACGATTGGATCATTATTACACTTTGTTTCACCAGCACCACCAGCACCACCAGCACCAGCACCACCAGCACCAGCACCACCAGCACCAGCACCTCCAGCACCTCCAGCACCTCCAGCACCTCCAGCACCTCCAGCACCTCCAGCACCTGCAAATCCTTGATTAATATCATAGCATATAGAATTCATAAGATACGGTCCATTACCAGAAATCACCTGTGAAAATACTCCACCATGAGCGATAGCTTTAACATCATCATTCGTATTTTCACGCTGAATCGATGTCTCCTCCCAATTAATAACATTAAAATAATCTTCTTCTGGATTAAGAGTATACATAGCACCGGCAACACCTAACTTGAGAAGATGCGTAGTATGGGGTGCATAAAAACGGGAATTGGTTCCATTGTGCGATGGCTGAAAAATATCAAATCCCGAATCGACATATGGATTAAAATCCCGAATTCGTTGGGAAAATTCAGATGGATTTTCAGTTACCAAATCATTTTCCAATTTATTACGAAGCTTACCGCTTTCAAGCATTTTACGTCCCCACGATAAACCTTGCCAAACACTCATATTATGCTTATCAACAGATTTACTATAAAGAGAAAGCCGCTCCCTAAAACATTCATCGGGTTCATTTTCACACCGAATAATTTGAAGAAACAAGACTGAAGACGCATCATTAGAGTGAGAGAAATCCATTATTAAAGAATAGCAAAAATTTAAATATGATTGAAACATGGTCAATCATATTTAATTCAATTTAATTTACATAGCACCGATCGGAGGACGCCGGATTGTTGTAATATATTTACCAGTTGATGCCAAATAAAACCAAAATAATGACAAGGCAAACAATGAACCAGAGGTCATATAAGCTAAAGTAATAGGCGAAACACCAATTGTAAATTTAGAACCAAAAAAAGCGCCAATAATTACAGCAACCATCAACAAAAGCGCCAATTTGACTTTAACATATCCAGCATAATAATAATTATATAGAGCTAAAATAGAAAGAGGTGGTATAATAGTCAAAATAACAGTTCCAATGCCTGATTTGTAGCTATCAACCAAAGAAAATAAGAGCAAAGGTGGTAATATAAAAGGTGCTGAAGAAACACCAAGAGAACCACCTAAAAACCCAGCAATAATACCAATAGTTATAACTAACAGTATATTCATAATAGAAAAGGTAAATATTATAAAAAATCAAAAATAAATTGAAAACAAAACTACATAGGTAATAATAATTACATAATAATTACATAATAATTATTAAAATGGAAGCATCAAAAAAATCAGCTAAAATTATACAACCAACAATATTTAATGTTGAAGGACCAAAAGAAAGAAATACAGAGCAAGCAAAGAAGCCAAAAGCAAAAGCAAAGAAGCCAAAAGCAAAGAAACCAGAAAAGAAAAACCGCGTTATAACAGTAACCTTTGGTGATTCGGGTGAAAATCATGTGGGAAATCAGCAGATAGGAACAAAGGTATCCGTTGGGGAAGGATTTACCTTTGAAGATTTCAAAAAAGTAGAAAAGAAATGTAATAAGCTTAAGATAAAGTGTGAAATCATTAACTTGAAAAGCTTACTGAAAAAAGAGCACTTTGATAAAGCCAAAACAGAAAATAAAGTTATTAGTGATGCATACATAATCCTAATCCACGATGCTGTACAAACAAATCCGGGAGAAGACGCAGACCAAATATATGAAGAACTAATGGGATTTGAATGGGATACAAAGTATTATGATTCGCGACGTAAAAAGGTATTAAACAAACACGCAAGAAGCAATCTTTGTTTTGACCAAGCGGATCAGGAGCCAGATTATGAGCAGGGTAAAGGAAGAATTATATCATGGGATAGACTGCCAAAATTATCAAAAGTCAAGACGTTTATAGCACAATTGTTTGGAGCAAAAGCAAGGGATATGATAGGGGAAGGAAATAATTATAGCGATAGAACAAAAAATGGCATTGGGTGGCATGGAGATGCGGAACGAATGAAAGTAATAGCGTTAAGAATTAACGAAAGAAATGATGAAGAAGAGACGGGGACAATGGTTATATGTTGGAATTGGTTTCATCAGTCAAAGCCACTAGGTGAAACATTGAGAGTGGAAATTCCTCATGGGTGTATATATGCGATGAGTGAAAAAGCAACGGGATTTGACTGGAAGTATAGAAGTAGATATACGCTAAGACATTCCGCTGGTGCCAATAAATATACAAAGCTTTAAACATATGTTTACATCTTAAAACAAATAAAAACAACAAATAAAACAAATATAAATATAGAAATTTATATACTTCTATATTTTTTTAATGGAGGAAAATAAAAGTTCATCCAATGAAATAATCAATACTCATGGTGCGTTAATGATTCATCATGAAAAAACAGCAATGAAAACGGGAGATAAAATCTTAAATGAAAATCATTTCCTGAGAGAATTATCTGAATTAATGGAAAATGAAAAGTTCAATAATTTTTTCAATAAATATATGAATGATTGGATAGGCATTAAAAGTACGGTAACATACATGAAACTATATACCGAACTAAAAAATAAATATAGTGAAATAAACGATGAAGAACTCAATAAAAATATAGTTGTTTTCCTACTAACAAAAATAATGAGGAGTAAACATTTAATGACGACATCCATCAAAACAATAGATGATATGTTTGATAACAACAAGTTAGATTTCTTCGATGAAATAGAAAAGAAAATTATAAACACAAAATGTTTAAAAGATAAAAATGAATAAATACCACATATAAAAGCTAAGTTATTTGTAATATCAAGATTTAATTTTTAAAATGAACCAAGCGACAGCAGCGATGCCTGCGCTTGCCCAAATAGTGATATAATGCTTTGCTAACTCAAACTGACTATAATTAATGAACTGACAAAGGGGTGAACCTAATGAAAATATATTTGTAAAGGCACCGATCCATCCCAATGTAACGCAATATGTAACGTAAGCTTTGACTAGTAACCATTGTATACAAGAAGTAGCCATAACAATTAGACCAAACTTAATAATAATAAGCATTAAATCTTTAAAATAATCACTCATAACAAAATTTATAATCTGATTCATAATAGGAGCAATAAATGTAAGTGTGTAAAGCATGGTAATACAAACAATTCTCTCCATTTAAAAAAAATCAATTTAAAAATATAATAAATAAAGTGTATCGCATATTAAGATTCACAACCGAAGTTTATGAATTATATTTAACATCATTAGACCGCAATCCTCCTGGTCTGTATAAACGGTCGTAAACATAATTCATAAATATTGAAGAGTCAACCAAACAATTGCGTAAATCATCCAATCTTTTTTGCCGACTATTATATTTTTCGACAATATCTTTTGATATCCTAGACTTACCAAATGTTGCCCAACCACGCCAAGACCCAAACCCTCCGTGTTTATCGTATTCATCTTGAATACACTTTTTCACAATAACATTTGAAACAACAACACCGTTAATTTCATAGTTATTAAAGGCTTCATTGGCATCTTTCAATGATGGTCCCGAACATTCATACCATGGACCACTCATAGTGAATATTTTATATATCATGTAATGGTATATAAAATATTCAATTTAATTCCAGATATGTGTAATTTTTTTAATTAAACTTTTTTGCTGTGAAAACATGGTAGGCGCGACAATAAGAATAGCATATTTTGATGGATTACCGTGTAAATTTTTACCAAATATAAATTTAAGTCCTTTCTGAATGACCTCTCTGAAGATATACGTTGTTACACCAATCAACCCAATTTGTACAGCGGATTCCGCGAGTAAAACCATCTTTGGTCGTGCAACATCTTTTTCATTATCTTCATCAAAAGATGGGAAAGATTCATCTAGTTTTTTGGCAATAGAAACACCCACAATTAAAAATAAAACACAGGTTAAAAAAATAAAAGCAGCATACTTTGGGTAAAATACTTGCTCACCATTGATAGTTAAATATTTAAAGACACTCATTATATAATATTTAAATATAAAAATTAATAATATAACGGAAATAATACAAGGGGAAAAAATAAGTATAAAAATATATTAAAAAATATTAAATAAATTGATTAATATTTATATTACTAAATGTTAATATAATAATTATATTAAAAAGGCTTAGGAACAAAACAACAAATCTTATTATAAATATGTCTAACCCTCTCTTCCACAACAACACGGTAAACATCAATGATGTTTGGTTTGAATCTCATAAAGCTCTTCTCCAACAGCTATGCGTTGAATTGGGGCAATCTGATAAAATCGAGGAGATGTCAGCGAAATTTCTAGGAACGAAGTTGAAGATGAAGGCTTTTAAGGACCCGAATAAACCAAAGCGTGCAAAATCGGCATACTTTTATTTCTGCGATGAAGTTAGACCACCTATTATTACCAAGTATCAGAAGTTGGCAAAGGCGGGGAAGATGAAGGGTGAATCTCTAATGGGAGCTGTAGCGAAGGAGTGTGCTGGATTGTGGAAGAAGCTTTCAGATAAGCAAAAGGCAAAAGTGAATAAGCTAGCAGCAGCAGATAAGGAGAGGTATTCAACTGCTATGGCAGCTTTCAATGAACTTAATGGAAACTAACAAACATATAATTAACAAATAAGAATCTTATAATATTTTTATTATTTTTATTATTTTTATTATTTTTATTATTTTTATTATTTTTATTATTTTTATATTTTTTATATTTTTAATTTTTTTATACAATAAAAAAATTAAAAATTAAAAATATAAAAATAATATCTGATTTGGCAGATATAGAGCAAAAATTTCAATTCGGAACTTCAGCAAAGTTTGATTTTGATATACGAAATTATGATATAAATGATATGATGAATATATTAAATATTAGTGGCGATCCATCAAATTTAGATTATTTTAATGTCAAACAAAAAACAGACCAAATAATTGAAAAACTTAAAGAAGATGAAAACATGTCTTCAGAAATGAAAAACAAATTCGAAAGCTTTTTAAAAGCACTGGAATTTTTCTTAGTATACAAATACAATGTAAAAGCAGACAACTATATAATGAATAAAAAAAGAATAGACCCCAGTAAGTTAGTGGCGAATGTTCACGTGAGTGGACCACAGTGGAAAGGTGGTTCAAATGTAGGGGGGACAAACTATTCAGGGGAAATGGTATCGGTAAATACATATCGCCGTAGTATTATAAAAAGACAATTAAGTTTTGACACAAAATTTAGACCAAATTATTTCAAATCGTCACCAGCAAATTTTAAGATGGTATTACCGACCCCTTTAAAAAATGTAATAGCCATGCGTTTAATATCACTTGAATTTCCAAATGTGGTATACGACGTAGATAATACACTCGGGACGAACGAATTTTCAGTAATTTATCATCCAGATATAAAGACGGATTTTGGTCACATAGATGACGATGACCCGGAAAATGAGGATAGTTTACGTTGGGTTTCATCTTTAAATCCAGTTGCTAACAGACAAGTATACGATATAAAAAAGATAACAACTGGTCCGGCTTCGGGTGAAAATTTTCCTGGAGATGGCGACACAACGACGGGATATAAAATAAAATATAAAGTACCTTCTGGTAATTACCAGTCGAATACTATTGTATCTGCTTTAAATAAATTCTGTCCAATAGACAGTATAGTTTTTTCAATAGACGTAAAAACGGGAAGATGTATTATAAGTGTTACGGATATATCCGAATTTGACCCTTCATTTAATACCCTTGATAGTGATGCCACATTTGATTTAGATTTTACAAATACAATAGAACCTGGTATGCCAATCACGAAAAATTTCGGATGGAAATTAGGATTTCGCCAATTAAAATACACCGGGTCAAAAACGTACATAAGCGAAGCACCAGTAGATTTGGGGGGACAAAAAATACTGTTTTTCGCGGTGGATGATTTCAGAACAAATGTATGTGAGAATGTCAGTGTTGTATATGAAAATTCTTTTATGAATAAAAACATATTAGCAAGGATACCATTAAAACAGGGTAAGTTCGTTGTGGTATACGACCAAGAAAGTGAAAATCCGAGAAAAAGTCGCGAATATTTTGGACCAGTGACAATAGATAAGCTTCATTTCCGTGTAATAGATGAGTACGGTATTGATATACGACAGGGATATAGTGATTACTCATTCGCGTTAGAATTTGATATTTTATATGAAAAATAATTATAATTACAAATATGGAAAGTATAACAGGAATAAATGTTAGCGGACCAGTTAAAAATTATGGAAGAATATTTAAAATAAATTATGACGACGTTTTTGATAAACACAGTAAAACAAGTAAAGATAAATTAACACTGAGTGTGAATATAAATGATGAAGATGTTGTATTAAATAAAAAAGATTTAGATGTGTATCATTTAGAATGTTTGGAGATACTCTCACTTGAAAATTGGAATAAATGTTTCAGGGTAAATACAAATAGAGAGGTAGTGGAAATCAGTTACCCTTACTTTGGTGAAATATGTTGCGATATACAAAAAGCATTCAAAGGTAATTTAAATTTTACTGGAGAGAATTTTACAAATACATCTTTGATACCGGGTGATTTAGAAACATACTATTTTCAATATATGGCACAGCAATTATTTGGTTCCCATTTAGCATTTTACGGTATTCAAAATTTACCAGATATAAAAAATAAAATAGGAAATATTCCAAAAGATTTTATTAGTTTGCTACAAAAACCAAAATTTTTAAGATTATTTTATAATATTTTTAAACAAAACCAAGAAGATAGTGATGGGGAGGAAGAAGAAAGTTTTTTCGGTACAAAAAAACTATTTAAAAAAGGCGATGTAATTGAATTTTCTATATTGTTAAAGAAACCAAAATTGGAATTAACATGTAGCAAAAGTTTAGAAAAAAAAATGAATAATAAAAATTATTTTAAGAATAAGATAAAAATAAAAAATAGCATTTGG